GCTTTACGCGCCGATGCAGTACGGCCAGCCGAGCGAGTCCTCGCAGACGGTGCGCGAGCGGGTGGTGATGATGTGGGAGGCGCGCAATCTGGTCGAGAACTGCCCCGAGGTGAAGGAGGTCTCGCGCAAGTTCGGCAACTACCTGACGCCGACCGAATATTCGCCGGCGACCGGAGACCGCGACTACAACGCCACGGTCAATGAGTGGTTTCACACGTGGTGCAAGCAGGCCGACGCGACGGGCCGCAACTCCTTCCGCAAGTTGATCCAGCTAGCCGCTGAAAATCGGCCGGTCGATGGCGACTGCGGCTTCGTTATCCGGCGCGTGGGCGATGGGCTCAAGCTCCAGCTGGTGCCAGCGACCCGCATCGGCAACCCCAACGAGATGGGCCTCGACTCGGAGAACTACTTTGAGGGCGTCATTACTAACGAGTTCGGCGTGCCGGTCGCGTATCGCATCTACCGCGTGACGCGCGAGGGCGTTTACTTCGGCGCGGAGGACGTTCCGGCCGGCAACTTCTGCCACTACTTCGATCCCTTCCGCGTCGATCAGTACCGCGGAGTGACCGACTTTCACGCGGCGATCCAGACGGCGCGGATGCTGCACGAGATTCTCCAGGCCGAGAAGGCCGGCGTGCGCTTCGCCTCGCAGCAGGCGGCGCTAGTCTTCACCGATCGTGGCACGGCCAACGCGCGCAACCTCTTCACGCCGACCCCGAGCGCCACGCTTCCGAGCGGCCAGCAGCAGAAGAACGAGCTCTCCGAGGTCGGGATGATTAAGTACTTGGGCCAGGCTGATCGCGTCGAGACGATGCCGGCGCGGCCGAGCACGGCGTTTACGGGCTTCATCGCGCATCTGATGCACGAGCTCTCGATCGCCGTCGGAATCCCGAAGGGCGTCCTGTTCGGCACGCAGGATTATGCCGGCCCGAGCGTGCGCGCGGAGTTTGCCGCGGCCGACCGCGTGTTCGCGCGGCATCAAGGCGTGCTGGTGGACAAGGTGCTCGACCCGATTAAGAACGCGGTCATCCTCGACGCCATCGCGCGCGGCGAGATCCCGGCGCCTCCTGCTCGCGCTGGCGAAACGCCGGTGCAGGCGCTCAAGCGCGCGACCCGCGGCGAGTGGCGCTTCCCGCCCAAGCTCACCATCGACGTCGGTCGCGAGAGCCAAGCCAATCTGAACGAGAACCGCCAAGGCGCGAAGTCTCTCCAAGAGATCGCGGCCGAGCAGGGCACCGACGCCTTCACGCGGCTCGAGCAGATCGCGGCGGAGGCGAGCTACGTCAAAGAGCTCTCCGAGCGCTACGAGATCCCCGAGACGGCGATTCGCCTCGTGACCAATTCGCTGCCCAGCACGCCGGCCGCTGCTGCCGCTACCGGAGACAACGTCGCGAGCGCTGCCGCGGAGGCGCAGGCGGAATCGACCGCATCTCCCGAGGACGAAACGCCAGACCAGCCTACGACGCCGGCCGAGCTTGCGCGCTTCGCCGCGGTCGACCTTACGCCGACCGACGCGATGGCAGCCGAGGCCAAGCGCGGCCTCGAGTGGCGCGAGAAGTTCAACCGTGGCGGCACGGCAGTCGGCGTCGCTCGCGCGCGCGACATCTCCAACAAGTCCAACCTATCGCCCGACACCGTGCGCCGGATGGTCTCATATTTCGCGCGGCACGAGGTGGACAAGCAGGGCACGGGCTTTTCCCCAGGCGAGGACGGCTATCCTTCCGCCGGCCGGATCGCGTGGGCGCTTTGGGGCGGTGACGCCGGCGCCAGCTGGGCGCGTGCGAAATCGGAAGCGCTCAAGCGCGAGGAACTGAATCGGCCGACAAACGTCGCCGATGCGCTAGAGGCTGGACGCAATCGCGCGAAGCGGCCGCTGGAGAAGCTGGCCGAGAAGGCGACCAAGCTTGCCGCGGTGCGCGAGAAGCTGGGCCAGAACGCGAAAAGCGAGGCGCAGATCGAGCAGGCGCTAAAGCCGTTCGGATTTCAGCCGAAGCCGGTCGTGGCGCCTCCTCCTCCCGCTCCGATCGTCACGCTCTCCGACGCGCGCAAGATGCTCGCCGAGAAGGCCGACGCCGAGGACAAGCTGACCGCGCTCTTCGCGAGCGTGACTGATCGCCGCGCCAAGATCAAAAGCCTCCGCACCCATTGAAAATGCATAGCGTTCTCGACGCCATCATCACGAGCAACGAGCAGCTGGGCCAGCGGGCCGAGGAGTTCGCGCAGCTGCTGGTCGAGCACGACAAGACGCTCGACGAACTGCTCGAGCGCATCGGCAAGACGGTGCCGGAGATCCGCAAGGAGCTAGAGTCTAAGCTGACCGAGGCGGTGCCTGGGCTCGTCTCGGACGCCTATGCCAAATACAACGAAGACCTCGAAGGCCGCTGCCGCGCCGCGCTCACCGAGTCGCAGACGAAGCTCGAAGCCGTCCGCGCTGAGATCGTTGGTCTTGCTCAAGCGCAGTTCACCGAGGCCGAGAAGCAAATCGGGCTGACCGCGGAGCAGATCGAGTCGCGCATCCTAGGCACGCTGACTGAGGCCGCTAAGGAGCGCATTACGAAGCTTGAGCGCGGGCTTGTCATCGAGATCCAGCACGCGGTGAACGCGGCGCTGCCGAAGCAGGAACTGGCCGCGGCGCCGACGCTCATCGATTCTTACCGCGGGCAATGGAAAGAAGGGATGGTCGCGCAGCGTGGCGATCTATTCTCGTGGTACGGCAGCACCTACCTCGCGCTCGAGGACACGAACGACACGCCGGGGCGGAAGAACATCGCCACCGCTGGCGCGAAGTGGGCGGTCATCGCGGCTCGTGGCGCAGGCGGCGGAGGCGGAGGCGGCGGCGACTCGCTGCCTTCGCAGGCGGGCAACGCGGGCAAGTTCCTTAAGACCGACGGCACGACGACGCTATGGGAATCGATCCCCGGCGGCGGCGATATGCTGGGCGCGAACAACCTGACCGACGTCGCGTCGATCACGGCGGCCTTCGCGAACATCAAGCAGCCGGCTAGCACGAGCGCCTCGGGCGTCGTCACGTTCGCGACCTCGGGCGAAAGTGCTGCGCTGAAGGCCGTGCAGGCGAACGACTCGCGGCTCTCCGACTCGCGCACGCCGACCGCGCACGCCTCGACGCATCAGACGGGCGGCAGCGACCCAATCGACTTCCCGGTCGACTCGGTCTTCGGTGCGACCAACACGATCACCCAGGTAGACTACTTCGCGCTCAACACGTCGAGCACCGCGAGCGTGACCACGGCGAAGGCCGTCTGGAATGCGACCGAGGGCGCCATCGAGGTCGGGCTCAACTCGAGTGTCAATGCGCTGCTCGGCGTCGACGCGCACGTGCAAGTCTACAACCAGAGCGGATCGCCGTTCACCAAGGGCCAAGTCGTGCGACAGGATGGCTCCTCTGGCACGCGGCTCAAGGTGGTGCTGGCGCTGGGCACCGATGATGCTAATTCGGCGACAACGATCGGACTCATCTCGCAAACCATCGGGAACAACTCGTCCGGCTTCATTATCACGAACGGCCTCCTGCGCGGCATCAACACCAACGCCTTCAACGAGGGCGACACGCTCTGGCTTTCGGCCACGACTCCCGGCGGGCTCGTCAACACGCGGCCGACGCAGCCGAATCACTCGGTGCGGATCGGCTACGTGATCAAGAAGGCCGGCGTCGCCGATGGCATCATCTACGTCGACATCCTCAACGGCTTCGAGCTCGAGGAACTGCACGACGTCCTCGTGACCACGGTCGCGAACCGGGACTTTCTTTCCTACGATTCCTCGACCACCGTCTGGCGGAATCGGCAGCTTTTCGACTCGACGGCTCCTGCGGCGCTCGGCGTCTCCGCAACTGCCGGCGTCTCGATCACCGCGGCCCGCGTTGATCACGTCCACGCGCGGCCGACGCTCGACCAGCTGGACATCGCAAGCGCGGCGCAAGGCGACATCCTCTACCGCTCGGCCACCAGCTGGGCGCGGCTGCCTGCGGCGACCGCCGGCTACATCCTCCAGACGAACGGCGCCGCGGCGAACCCAGGCTGGGTCCAGAACACCGGCGGAAGCGGCGCGCCGACCGATGCAGAGTACATCGTTGCTTCCGCGAATGGATCGCTGAGTGCCGAGCGGGTCATCAGCAACAGCACTTCGGTCACGGTCAACTTCGCGACCGGCGGGCAGGTCTCTCTCGAACGTGCTGCGCTGACGGGCGACGTTACCGCGAGCCAGAACAGCAACTCGACGACCATCGCGAACGGCGTCGTGAGCACGGCCAAGCTGGGCGGCGACATCACGACTGCGGGCAAGGCGCTCCTCGATGACGCGGACGCCGCCGCGCAACGCACGACGCTCGGCCTTGGCACGCTCGCGACGCAGAACGGCACGTTCTCGGGCACGAGCTCAGGAACCAATACGGGCGACCAAACCATTACGCTCACGAGCGACGTCACCGGCAGCGGCACGGGCTCCTTCGCGACGACCATCGCGAATGATGCCGTGAGCAATGCAAAGCTCGCCAATATGGCCGCGAGCACTATCAAGGCTCGCATCACCGGCAGCACGGGCGATCCCGAGGACGCAACGTTTACGCAGGTGCTCGACCTCGTTGGCTCGGCCACCTACGGCGACATCCTCTACCGCGACTCGAGCTCGTGGGCGCGCCTGCCGGCCGGCACATCTGGTAACTATCTCAAGACCCAGGGCGCGGGCGCTGCGCCGACGTGGGCAACGGTTAGCGCGAGCGGCGGCGGCTCGACCAACCTCTGGCTCGCGGCCTCGCAATGGATACCGCGCACGACGACCGGCGCCGGCATCGACTCGCGCGAGCTCACGACGAACAATTACGACGAGCTCCTCTTCGACGCTGGCACCGCGGAGTTCGCGCAGGCGCTTGCCGTGATGCCGAGCAACTACAACAACGGCACGCTGACCGCGCGCTTTTATTGGACCGGCAGCGGAGCGCTTGACGCAACCGACGACGTCGTCTGGGGATTCCAGGGCGTGGCCGTCGCGAATGACGACGCGCTGGGCGTCTCGATGGGCACGGCAGTCACGGTCGCGGACACGGTGATCACCATCAACGATATGATGATCTCCTCTGCGACGACGTTCGCGACGATGGGCGGAACTCCGGCGGCCAACAAGCCGCTGCTGCTTCAGGTCTACCGGGACGCGG